AATTGATTGGTATCTGCATTTCGTTTGTATTTAAATCCAACTTCTATCACAGGGATTATATCTACCCCGGTTTGGATAGTTCGCAATTTTTGAAATTCAGGCACTTCTACCGTAGTTTTTTCTCTGTTTATTTCCCCAAAATTAACAAGATTATTGAATGGGGAGCTATCTATTTCTAGTTTAATTTTTCTTGCCATATCGTTATTTTGCATAATTATTTATCTCCTTTTATAACAATATACCTACTTTTATAAATATCGATCCTGCAGGAGCCGGAAATCTAAAATAAACTTCGTAATTTCGCTCCCCTGCCTGTATACTTTGTTTTGTGTTGACGGGGGGTTCTATCGCAATTTCTACCGAATCTCCAAAAGTACTGATAGAATCATCATCTTTTATAAATTGTCCAAAAGTTTCTCCAGTTGGAACCGTTCCAGTACTTCCCACTATCCAAAGGTTGAACATAAAATTAAAAATGGCGTCTCTATCTGTAGCAATTTGGTTGAAAGAGTTTGGAGTGTTTTCAGATATTTGCAAACTATCCTCGGCGGATATTTTGATAAAGTTACGCATAATAATTCCATTAACAAATTGAAAATCAATACTTGTAGAAGGTGTGAAAAAATTTCTTAATATATTTCCAGACCCGGTAATAAATTGAATTATATTAACTCCAGCTTCCGCTATATCCGTTCTGTCTCTATTTGTAATCACTCCTAAACTTTCATTTATTAATGAATTTACTCCAAAAATAGGCATATCTTTTGTAGGAATATAATGTATACCTTTTGTTGCCCATGTCCGAATAGCTAAACCCATTATATGTCCGTTAGGGGGAATCTGCCTATCTTCCGCATCTACAGAATTTGCAAAAACATCTGTAACTCCTAACCACGTTCCAATAACCCCTTGAAAAACGTCGTCGGATCTTTGATATCCGTTACCTATATCAATAAGTTGCAATTTATCTTGATCCTTTAATGTGTGAGTAACAGCCACTGGAGTGTCACTTCTTCCTTTACAATAATTTTCTAATTCTTTTTGAATAACATCGTTAGCAGTTTCTATATTAGCTACAAGTCTAATGGGAAGTCCATTAAAATAACTATTAGCAAAATCCCATTGATTTGGCAATGTAGGGCTTGACCCGTCAGCCCCTCCGGTGAGATATGTGATTGTAGAAATATTCTTGGGGAATTTTTCTCCTAAATCTGTGGGGGTAGTAGTTAATACAGAGGATTTAATCCAGCTAGAAGTTGCGAAAACATTTTCTACATAAAAATCTGTAACCTCCGGCTCTGTAGTGCAATATACCTCTCCTAATGCGGTATCCACCTCCACTACGATACCTTTTATATTTTTACGCCATAAACGAAGTCTAAAACCTAATGCAGCTACTTCGTCCGTAGATGCAGGGGGAGTAGATAACGCAGGACTTATTGTGATAGATTTTGTATTTTCATCTACAATAGTTACCTTAGAAAACTCATCTCCTCCAGTTAGCCCCACGCGTACAATATCTCCCTCAAAAAATCCTATAACAGAATTAAGAAATAATTGAGTTGTGGTAGAAGATACTCCAGTAACAGTGGTGTTAAATCTTTCTCCATTCTCTATAGTATATCCTGTTCTGTTTCCAGAAGTTGAAAATTCTAATTCTTCTCTATATGCTGAATCCAATTGTAGTACTTTATCGGCCACTGTTTGTTGATCGTCTAATTGTGCGGTAGCGGTTGTCGCATCGTATAAACTTCCATCATTTCCTACATAAGGAGCAATAATTAATGTGGCGTTCACCCCTACCACATTATCAAAAAATCCAGTTACTGCATCTGCCCCGTACCAGTTTGAATTTATTTGTTCTCCAAATATTGTTCTATATTCTGTAATATTGTTAACAGAATAAGCTCTTTTGTATCTTCTTTCAAAAAAACCTGTTAATCCAGCAATAGCAAAATCGGAAGCCGTAACAGATTTTGTTTTTTTAGTTGGGGCATTTTTACCTATTACACCTAATTCTCTTAATCTATTAGCCATTTGTTTTTACCTCCTTCTTAATTTCTTCCACAGTGAAATATTTAGAAGATTTTATAAAGTCTTTAGATGTTAAAATAGTTTTATTAAAGACTTTTCTTTCATACGCTTGAAAATCTCGGTAGATTCCATTCCACCTATATTCCACATGCGCGTTAACTCGATGCTTTAAATATATTTTTTCTTTCGCAGATTCTAACTCCTTTTCTTCCAAATATTTGTTGACATCTTTTATCTCAGATTGTTTAAATTTATTCTCTTTACCCGATTGAGAATATTTCAACTGTTCTGTATTTGTACCGATAGATTTTTTGTTAACGTCTCCGGTAGTTTCTGATTTTGCCATATTTCCTCCTTAACTTCTAATATGATTGTATACATTAATCCAGTTATTGGATTATCGGATTCTGCCCATTCTATAAATTCCGGTCTCCCGTCGTAATATATATCAAACTTCCAACCGTTAATCCACAATATTTCTCTGGCTATAACATTTCTAATTATTTGAGACATAATAGCCATTATGTTAGATTCTTTTCTATCTACGCAATATACTTGTATTCTATGTTGTTGTATTTGATCATTTTGTCTGGTGTACGCACTTGTATTTCCCTGTCCAGTTGTTATAATCTGTTCTGCCTTACTTCCCCGTAATACAGATTCTGGATTAAAACCTGTTATAGATATTGAAGGTGTATTATATTCTACTTGCTTCACTCCATATCTAACTGGAACAATTAGGTATATATTTGCATCAACAAAATTATTAATAATCCTCTCTCCGTCATTATCTTTTTCAAATTTAAAATATCTTTCGTCATTATTGGCTAATGTGTGAATTTCGCTATTTATGGTGTCATCTATTTTAATAACCGCGTATCTGTCTATATGTTTTAAATTTTGCCAATTTATATTACTTAAACTTACTTCCGTATCACCTGGTGCAGTTGTTACAGTTCCCAACAATACTCCATCATTAAAAATAGATGCTATTTCTTTCTCAATAAGATCTTTCGTGGATACAAATATATCTAAAGGTAATTCATCTTGCACTGCTAAACAATGACTGCAAAATAATCTATCTGTCTTATTGCCCAAATAATTTATCTTTATTTTTGTCACGGCTGTCATTTCAGGAATCTGAAATACTACAGGAGCTAAGGAATTATAAACAGGGAAGTAATACGGTAATTCAATGTCATTAAATTCCACGCTATATACAAAATCAGCGCTATCCATTTTACGTGCCCCTGCATAATGATTCCTAGAGCTATAAAAATGACAAATTATATAATTATAATTTGTAACATCAATGTTTAACCCGGTTTTTTCTACGTAATCACCATTTTCTAAAAATTCAAATAAAGTAGATTTTATGTTATCCGCACCTGCAATATAATCTGGTAATTCATTTTCCGGGTATATGGTGGCATTACCAAAAGCAGAAAATCCCGCATTATTATTAAATTCATCTATTACAATATTCATTTTCTTTTCACCGTAACCTCAAAATCTTTGTTTATTCGTATTACTCTTCTTTTTGTTTGCTGCTTGCGTTTTTGTAAAACCTTCTCCAAAGCTGGCCTTGTTTGTTCATGTATTTCTAACAAACGTTTCAGTGTTAAGGGAGCTTTCCAATGCTTCAAGTCAGATGGTTTTACTACATATCCCCTAGATATTTTTTTCTTCAAAAGCATGTTCATATACGATCTTTGCGCACCTATTCCTAACGCGTATAAAGGTATGCTGGGAAAATTAAATCCCTGTCTTCTCTTGTCATCAATAGTGGATTGTGCTAATCGTTTTAGATTAAGCGTATCGTTTCTAATTCCCTCTTTAAAACCTTCTATTATTGCGTCCGCTTCATTTTCTAATTCTTTATCCATAATTTTAGCAATAGTTCTAGGTAATTTTTTTATTTGCATTAACTTCCTTTTGAATGACCTTGTAAATGTTATTTTTGTTTTATTTGCCATTATATTTTACCTAAGCCTAAAGTATAATATAGATAATCGTTACCCATTTGATATACTCTATTTTTATCGTTTATTTTCCAAGTTTCACCATTTATTTTTACAGTTGTTCTTATTTCATCAAAATCATCAAAATTTATATTTAATCGAATTAAATCGCATCTTGCCAACCATATTATTACGGCGTGCCTTTCCATAAATCCAGCTTTTTCTATTTGATCTATTGTAGGACTAAATTGTATAGGAAAAGCTTTTATGTTTATATCTGAATCTCTTTTTCTTGCGGTTATTCCGTTATAACCATCTCTACTTACGTTAATTTCGTCTCTAAAACTAATTTGTACAAATTGTCCATTATTATTGACTATTTGGCAAACATCCTTTAACGATTCGCATAATTCTTGATATTTGTAAGGAACTAAGTCACTAAATACAATATCGTAATCTCCTGTTTTTATGGGATTTTGCGTAGTTTCCAAAGTTGCGCTATCTATTATATCACTTACTTTGGTGCACACTCTTATTGCTTCTGAATATAAATACATCCCTTCAGACAATCTTCCTGTATTTTCTAACCCACTGACATTATTGATTATTATTTGATTCGTATTTTCATCCGTTGCACAATTAAATGTAAAATTCATACGGTGTAACTCCTGTAATTTGCAATCATTAAATTACATCTCTGTGTTAATTGTCTCCTTATATTTGTATACTTACCT